CCATCCGCTGGTTCGGCCCACAGTTCAGCGAGGAACTTCCAGAACTCCACACCGACCTTGAGCCGCTTGTTCTTGGCTTCCGCTTCGGTGATTCTGATGTCATACCCCTGAGCTTTGGCGTAGTACTCGTTGGCTTTCTCGGGCGTCTTCGCTTTTTTCGCCTGTTCCAACGCTTTGTCTCGGTATTCCACGAGTTTTTCCACGTCGGTGCGCGCGTAGTGTTCCAAGGCGAGTCCGCCGCTCTTGGTGCCGGTGATACGTCCCATGCGTTCATCGAGCCATGCCTCGGTGGCCTGCGATATATTGATGATCTTCATTGTTGTTGTCCTTTCGGTTGGGTGTGGGCGGGTGACGAGTCCCGCCCAGCCGAGTGCGCCGACAGTGTATGTGAAGCAAGATGTGGTCGGCGTGGATAATAATCGATATTCAGTTATATGTCCCCGCCAGCCGGCATGAGTGAACGTGGATGTCCGCGAAAACATCCCAATGGTTTGTTTTGTTGGACTGTCGGCTGGCGGGAAGTCTTTTAGTCACGTGGCGCGAATCTGATCAGCCACAATGCGGTGGCGATGTACACGCCTTCCACCATGAGCGCGGCGGTGGTGCTGCCGTCATGCCATGTGAGCATGATGGTCAGGCTGGAGATGAGGCCGATGCTGACGATGGCGAAGAGGATGCGGCGGAGCGTGTAGTTCGGCTTCGTTGCTTTGGGTTTGCTGTCGTGGTTGTTCTTCTGTTGATTCATTTCAGATCCTCCATTTCGTTTGCTGATGTGATTGATATGTCGAGGCGTGTCAACGCTGAATGCCGCTCACATTTGGTTGACAGCGTTCATCAGACTGTTCAGGTCGGTTTGCGTGAGTCCACGCCATCCCCTGACCTGACGGTTCAGAGTGCCGCTAATGAACTCGCCACGCGACTCGACTGGGATGTTGTGCGCGTCCATCGCCTTGACCAGTCCGGCGTACTGTTCCGCGCTTATGGGACGGTCGGCGGTATCGTAACGCTGTTTCGCATACGCGCCATCGTCGTCCTTGTCGGGGAAGATGCCCAACACCGCGTAGAGGCTGGAGCGTCGGGCGTAGGTGATCGCGCTGCCGACCTGCTGCGGGTCGCCGGTCACGAAGAACGGGTAGGAGCAGGCCACCATCTGTTCTTTGTCATCGAAGATGATGGTTTCCACTGTTCCGATGACCTGCCGCGCTTCTCCCGTGTTGTCGAATGTGACGCGCTGGCTGAATGCCAGTCCGTGCTTCTCGAAAACCGGCTTGATGGTTTTGAGGATGGTGGCGAGGTTGAGGTACCGGTAGGTCTTCTTGCCTGCCTGCGCGATCTCGTCGGTCACGAAGTTGGGGACTTCGTTGAGGACTTTCATGAACTTTGTGTAGAGGTTGTTTTCCATTGCTGTTCCTTTCCGATATTGTGATGATATATTAAGGATATCATATGTTGTATTGTGTCGCAAACTCAGATGTGTATGGCTATGACACTGTGTGGATGCCCCGCGGCCAACGACCGCGAGGCGAGTGTGATCACTTGAGTTTGTGGACCAGTACCCTCACATGGAGGCACTGGATGTTGTATCCTCCCGCGAAAATGCTCTTGATCGAGAAGCGGCCTTTGGGGCCGGAGATGATTCCGTTGATTCTTCCATCGGGGCCGATGTAAGTCCACTCGACTTCATCTATGCCTCCGGCCTTGTCATTGCAACGATCGATGATGTCGGCCTTCTTGCAGGCGGCTTCCTTGTCGAGGAACGCGGCAAACTTTACGGGATCGTAAACGGAGTCGTATCCATGTTCTACGACCATCCTGCCATAGGCGCTTCTAAGATTGGCTTGAGCCTCAAGCTTGCGATAGCCGTCGAGTTCGGGATCGTGCCGGATGGCTTTCCGCTTTTCCTTGTACTGCTTGTAGAGGACTGGGACTTGTTCGGCGAGGCTGGCTTTCCAGTTGTCGAGCAGTTGGTCGATGGGTTTCAGGTTGTCGTTCATTGTTACCTCCTATGGTATAAGCTCAAGCCCCATTGGCTTGATATATGTATCATATCACATATTGTCTTTTGACGCAAACAAAAAGGCCGGGACTCGCCCGGCCTGTAATCACTCTTCCTCGGCGTCCTTCCTTGCTATCTCGATGATCTTGGAAACCGCAGCCGCCATATTCTTGATTCCATTACGGGAAGCGAACGACGTCACCTGATGAACAAACTCGTCGTACAATTCCATAGGAACCAACCCGAGCATATCCGCGTTGCAATCATCCACGAACTGTTCAAGTTCATCGTACTCGCGAGTCAGAAACAAAAACTCCACGTTCTTATACTCGTACTTCACATTCAACCCGTTAAGATTGACCTGCTGCGGTTCGACGTGCGGTAGACTGTCCTGATCGAGTCCGCTCAGCAACAAGTCGTCTACGTTGTCCATCTGCGTGACCAGTTGAGCCAACAGCTTTTCATCCGCATGGCCGGTGAGTTCGTTGGCGGCAATCTGCTTAGCCGTTATGGTTGAACGAGTCATAGGTTTCGTGTCCACGATAACCGGGATACGTTGGATACCGGCGCGGGCGGCGGCTCTTGTGCGATGATGGCCCGAAACAATACTTATCGGCCCTTCTCCGTTCGGTTGCGAACAGTACGGCAATGACTCCAACATCCCTCGTAGCTTGATGTTCTGGGTCAGCGCGTCGAACTTACGTGGTTCCATGACCTGCGCGTTCAGGTCTTGTTCCTTGAGATTGACCACGTCAACCCACTTGATTACCAAACCGTCGGCTATGGTCATTTCTTGCGACGTGTCGATATCAGGCATTATTTCCTCCTGTTCTCTTTGGCTAGGAACTGTCCGAGAATGTTCCTTAAGCCGATTTCGTCGTGCCAATCGCTCTTATACTGCAATTGGTACTGTCCGTTTTTACGGTCGCGTCTGTCCAGTTTCATCAGGCCGCGAAGTCCCTTGGCTTCGGGGTATCGCGTGTACTCAACGGTTGCCAGCCCATCGCACGCATCGACGAGTATCTGTGTCTTGGGCGTAGCGCAGAGCTGGAACGTGGAACGACGCAACGCTATCATCGTGACCAGCTTCGTAAGCCGATACCGTTCGTGGGATACCCCGAACGCTTGACGCAATACCGCGTAGCGAATCGTGTACATGGGATTAGGCAGACCATATCCGATGATTCCGGCAACGTAACCGTCGATTAGTACGAGAACACACATGGGGCTCACGTTTCCCGATATCCTATGCCGCATCACTTGCAGATACGAGTCTTGGGCCGCGCTATCGCGTAACGGTACGACCTTGATTTCGGAACGTTCGGTAATCCGATGATCTCTGGGCAATATCGGTATCGGTATCTCCGCCGATTTCGACGCCGCCACAGTCACCATGTTCCCGCCGACAAGACGTTTGACCTCGTTCGGACGGTTGGAATTCATGTAAATCACACTGTCCAGACCCAAGCGCCTAGCGTATACCGGGCTAGCTGTCGCGGCGTTTCCGGGCGTTTGCTGCTGCTGGCAGATCAGCAACGCCTTACGCCCATCGAACAGCTTACAGAGCTTGGGAATATCAACGGGAGCGTTGAACACGTTGTATTCAGGTTCCGCCCATTGGAACCTCCCCCCGGTCTCGAAGAACTTTTCATAAGCTCCCGGATACGTAGGAGGATTGGCGAACACGATGGTGTGCGGGTCATCCATGATGCGTTCCGCGTACTTCATCGGGTCGGTGGGCTCGTATCTCAGCCCCCCCAACTTGACCATATTCGCTGCGATTCGCTCCCGTAGCTGGCCGACGTGTTCCGAATCGTTGATGTCAAGATCAGCCAGAAGTTCACGGTAGTAATCGATATCGTCGTGCTTGCTGAGGCGCATACGATATTGCGCCATGATTACGGTAGCCGCGTCATCCGCTGCGTTTCCTGAGAGCGAGACTGGTGAACCGTCAACGGTTGCCCGCATTTCGGTGAGAGGCGTCCCGCTATATGCATATCCGAGCGCTGCGGTGTACGCCCACACGTCGCACGCTTCGATCTGCTCCGGTTTCCAGCCGTTCTCCACGGCGACCATGCAGTTGGCGAAGGCTCCGGCGTACAGTTCGACGTATCGCGTATACCCTGACGCGGGTGCCTGCCTAAACAGATTCCCGTTCCAATCACGTTCGGGCTTATCCCAAGTGTTGAGGAACAATATGGACGGTGAGTTGAAACCTGCCATCAGACCGCCCCCCAAGAGTCGAACTTGGTGCCTCCCAATTCGAGATTGGGCGCTCTATCCGGTGAGCTAGGGGCGGAATAGCAACGGTCATTAGAATAGCACATTTTGATAGGCCTCCAAACCTTTTTGTAATTCCTTGACTTCTTCACCGGTCTTTTCCTGCCACCATTGGGCGAAAATCGTTCGGTGGCACAAGCCTTTTCTTACGTCATCGAAGCATAGAAGCACGATGTCTTTACCTCCGTTGAGTTGCGATATCGTTTCAAGTTCCGTTCTGATGCGGGCGACCCCGTGTGAGTCCAGCATGGCACGATACCGTTCGGTGAATTCTTCGTCGGTTCCTTCCATGAACCATCGGCCCGGCGTCACTGTTTTCGCCGATGCTGCGATTGTGTACGGAAGTCGCCATCGTGGCGAACCGTACGTTATGCGTACCGGTATGCCTTGCTTCGGGGTGAAGTCGTGGTATCGGTTTGTGTAGATCTTCATATGCATCCTTTCTATGCAATGTGATATAGATATTATATCACACTGTTGGTTCTTGTTGCAAATTGCCCACATTCTTAACTTCGTCTGGGAAGAATTCCATTTCCAAAGCCTTCACACCTCCAGTAGCACCCCAATACGCACGCCTCGCCCGCAGAACCGTCTCCACGTCCGCAGCCATGGAATCAGGAAGCCTATGGGCCATCCAATCCGACAGCTTCGCTTCGCTCCGCTGTTCCCGCTTCTGAACCCTCCAATTAACCGGGTTGGCCAGCCACACGGGCAGAGTCTTCACGTACCGCAATGGCATACCCTCGCACGACTCCACGAAACGCTTCGCCGCCCTCATAAGCGCGTCGGCACCGAGTTCATCGAACGCCTGATTAAAGCACTGAATGAATTCGTTTGACACCCTGCATTTCTTCGGCCACAATCCCATAAGCGCTTTAAGGGTGTCCACTGAATGGCAGGAGACTGTGATTTTTTCTTCGCCGCGCGAGTATTGTTCTTGGGTTTTGTTCTCTTGGGTATTGTTCGTCAAAACCTCGTTTTGGGGTAGGTCAAAAGCAGGTTTTGGGGGGTCAAAAGCAGGTTTTGGGGTCGGTGCATGGTCATAACCCTGTTTTGGGGTGGGCTTCCACAGCGAGACGTGATACCGGTTGGCCCTGCCATCGGACTTGACCCGTCGGATATATCCAAGTTGTTCAAGCACGTTGAGGCTCTTGGATACCGTGGGCTGTGAGCAACGCGCGATCTTCGCCAGCCGCTCCAAGCTGGGCCAGCAGACGCCGGTGTTGTCGGCGTGACGTATCAGCGCCATATACACCAGCAGGTCGTAGCCGCCCAACCGGTCATCATCCACCGCCCAATTCGGCAGCATCGAAAACCCAGAGTTCTGTGCTATACTCGTATCGGACATGATTCCGCCTTTCTATCAGCGCCTCTCTTCTGTTTTCTTGGGGGAGGCGCTTACTTTATTTGACCATATTTGACTTTTATTCGCACGTTTTTTGTGTGCATATTTATTATATATTACGACGACACCATTTGCAATCTAGAACAATATAATGTATATTAGAACCATGAACGCTAAAGACTACACCGCAACGGTGGAACAGTACGCGGAACGCTGGCACCTCAACGTGCAAACGGTACGCAGATACTGCCGTGAGAAACGACTGCCTTACATCAAGGTAGGCCACCGCTACTACTTCAACCCCGACATCACACCACTACCCGTAGGAGCAACGATCAACGACGAATGACCCAAGAATCACACTGCCGATCGCACGCTTGGCGGCAGACCCCGAACGCAAACAGACCCGCAACGGCACCCCCTATATGCTTATCCGAGTCGCCGCCACAGGCGGACACATGGACAAGACCACAAAACAGTGGGTTGACCACGACACCATGTGGGCGACCATATTCGAGTATGACCTGAGACTTGCGGAAACCTACGAACGCATGCTGCGCAAGGGTACACCGGTAAGGGTCGAGGGTGTCCTGAAATGGAAGACCGACACCGACAACCAAGGGCAGCTGCGCACCAACTTCATCATCGAACACGCGACCATCAGCCTCGCCATGCTCAAGGCGAAGAACCAGCAGCCTCAGCAAGACCAGCAGACCGGCAACCAGTGGCCGGGAACCGACACGTTCGGCCCGACCAACTCGCTCAACCAGACCGACAACGAATGGGACGTGTTCTAAATGGCAGTGAACGTCACCGAGAAAGACAAGACGCTCAACAAGATCATCGACTGGTGCGAACAGTTAGCAGCGGAAGGCCTGAGACTGGCGAGCGCTCTTCTAAGGCAGCATGACATGGCCGCATACGGTGTCGTGAAGGGACAAGTCAACGCATACGAAAAGACAGCCGACCACTGCCGTTCCATGCTCGGCTACACCGGCAACATGCCCACGGAAGTACCGAATCAAAGCGAGGACACGAAATGACT